TAAAGAGTCTTCATTTTTTTTTTTTGGTTTATGTAGTATAATAATAACTATTAAACAAAAATATAATTATGGCAACATTCGAAGTAGACGTAGACGTTTCTGATATTTTAGATGAATTATCAAATCGCGAAAAGAAACAAATGTACGAAGAGTTAAAACATGAGCTTGAAGAGGAAGTTACGATTGAGGATCTGTTTGATACTGGAACAACCTACATGGAACGTGAAATAGGTCAGGCACTAGTAAAATTATGGGAGTCTCGTAATATGCTTACAAATTCTCAACGTGCCCGTATTATTGAAATGACGACTGAAAGTTTTGTTGAATAATGAAAGGCCCAGTACTTCATCATATTAAAGCAGTCTTTAGTCAAGAATCAAGTACCAATCCAGAAGATTGGGAAGAGCTTCATGTTGAAATGACATTTAATCCTGGAGCACAAGCTGGGTTCTTTACTCTTAAATCAAAACAATGGGCATGTGACTCAGTTGAGGACTTGGCTAAAATATTTGAATCAATGCAAAAAATGGCAAATGAAAATGAAACACTACTTTAAAATATTAATACTGCTGGCAATTGTCAGTAGTTGTAATCAACCAACTATTGAAAAGGTTATACTTGAAAAACATATTGTAGTTAAGGTATTTAAACAGGCCCCAATTGGAGTGCACGAATACTTATCACCTAAGTATTATGCAATACTTGAAAATGAAGATACTGTACCAGTAGGAGCACGAACTCAAATAGGCGATACTATTACATACAAATATATTAAATATGATAGAGCTTCGAATTAGTGAAGATGCAATCCATAGAGATGCAATCAAAGAAAGAGCACTACACTATCTTGAGAATTATCAAGGGTTAGATATTGTGAAGTATTTAGAATTTCATGGAACTGGCCTAATCTTATCAGATATGGTACGTTTATATGGAGTCAAACATGTAGTTAATCATTTGACTATTATGATTAATGAATTAAATTAAAAGAACAATGAAAAAACTAATTTTTATACTAGCAATTGTATTATCAAATACAGTAAATGCGCAAACTCAGTTTGCTGATCATGTCCAGCCAACTTTCGCAAAGGATACATTATATTTACTATGCGATGACCCACTTTCAAATTTAATCCATCGAATCTGGTTAAAGGACACTAGCTGGAAAGGTATACGACCTGTAATAAGTTGGGTAGAATCTGATCAATTGAAACTCATTAAATCAAATTATGAGTTTGCAAATAAACACAGAGATCAATCAATTATTGCAATCGTTAATTCTCCAGGAACATGGATAGTGTATCAAGATGGCAAAGTTGAACCAACTACGTCAACTAGCTTGGTTCCATTATTGATTAGTGCACATGACTCTGGCCATCAAGCCTGTGTAATAACAGTAGAGCAAGGAATGTCATGTACTTTACGTAAAACTAAAAATGGCATAGAATACTATTATGCCGCATTAGGTGTAAATAGATCATTTAATAATTCATTAAATACTTTAAACAATGGCAGCAACTAGTAAACATTACGGAGACGTAGCAATTTGGATTGAAAAGGTAATTGACTCATGTGAGACTCGTGAACAAGACCAAGTTGCTAGAAAATTAATAAATCAATTTACAAAGGTCTATTCTGAATTGGAATTTGGAGTATACAGTAAATTAACCAGAGACCTTAGTATAAGACTTGATGATAAAACTATGAACCGATTAGAAAATCGATTAACTGCACTAAAACATGCCACTACTAATTAAATTACACGAAGACGGTCGAGAAGAGTTTAAAGAACAGGGAGCTCGAGTTGAAGCAATTGCCTGGAATGAGGACCGCAGCTATAAAGAAGTTGTTGGTAGTGAGCCAGTTATTGGCTGTTCAATACTAGTCGGCTCAGTTACAGCACGGTCATATTCTGATCAAGATTATTGGCTTACAACTAAAGTAACTGAAATACTTGAAAAACAGCTAGATTCAGCAGGTCATATTGACTTTGTAAAGTTTAGAACTGAAAAGTCAGTTTATGTACTGGTTGGAGATCTAGAAGAATGGAAAAAATATAAAAATAATACCTCTAAATAATATGAACACTGAAAAACAAGTAAGCGACATTACCCATGGAATTGCAGCAGTTACCAAAGATGAAAAGGACGGCTCAATTTTTGTTTACCATTTTTGCGGCTATTTTGAAGAACCTAGCTTAGCTGATTTTGAAGCATTAAGAAAAGAATTAGAAACTGATCCTGAATTTGGATTGGTTGGCATGGACTTTGAGTTGATTGCAGCAACTGATGACATGATAAATCACGTGAAGAATGAAAGTAATATTTCTTGATCATGATGGCGTTATTTGCTTAGCAACTGAATGGGGTGGGCGATTCAAAAAACGTGCATTAGCTGAAGGTATAAAGTCAGCTGATGAAACTCCAAATATGCCAGTAGAATACAGATTTGATAATTTTAATCAAAAGGCTATTGATATTCTTAATGAGATTATTGCAGAAACTAATGCTGAGATTGTAGTAAGTTCGGATTGGACCCGTTGGGCAACAGTAGAAGAAATGGGAGAATATTATGAATCAAAAGGAATCATTAAGAAACCTATTGCATTTACTCCTAGTTTAGGTGCATGCGATTGGCATAATGAATCAGTATTTGTATGGAGTCCAAAATGGGATCTTGAGCAAACGCGAGCAGTTGAGATCAGACAGTACTTAGTTGACCATCCAGAGATTACTCATTGGGTTGCAGTTGACGATCTTAATATGGGAGCTCCATATACTGACCCAACTTGGGGAGATAGTGATAGAGAATGGGGCCTTAAAAATTTCGTATTAACTCCAAAATCTAGAGAAGGTATTAAACAGTCTGGAATTAAAGAAAAAATCTTAAATTTTTTATTATGAGCACCGAAACAATAGTTACTGAGCAAGATGCAAAATACAGCAGAAATGCTTATCTTAAAATAGTAGATGATAAAGTTGTATTTGATTGTTCAGATACTGAATATGGGCCAATTCAATTTGACTTGGAATTACTAGAAGAAAAAATTAAACAACATAAAGAACAGTATGGAAAATAATGAACTTAGCTTAATTGAACAAATTGCAAAAGAAGGTGCAATTCAAACAGTTCAAGCATTAGCATCAGCTCAGCAAATGGGCATGGTTACTTCGCAAGAAGACTTAACTCAATTACTTCAGTCCGGAATGGAAGTTGTAATAGAAGAGTATATTCAAAGAATCGAAAATCAATCTAAAATTATTCTAAATGAAGCTGGAAGTATTCGAAAAGATAATAACTCAAATTAAGGATCAACAAGATAAAAGTAGAACTCTGTATCGATTAGGAGTTGACTTGATGGACTATGAGGATTCTTATTGTGCTACTATTACTTTATTACTTAGAGCGTATTATGGAAAGGATGCCGAAGATTGGATTTCCTGGTTTATTTATGAAAGGGATGACTTAGCCGAAGATCCAAATCAGGCTTGGGATAAAGATGGTAATCCAATTTGCTATGATATTCCAAGTCTTTGGAAATGTGTTGAGGAAATGAGATGCTCAACTGATTTTGTTGAATATTGTCTTGAAAAAACTAATCTTGACTTATTTGAATCTATTTTTGGCAGGCCTCATTAATATTTAGTATAATAACCTTATGATACATTCAAATCAAACTAAAATCATTAATAAGATTAGTCGAATGCATAGATTTAAAAGGCTATCTCAACTACTGGCGCTTCGTATAGCTAAAGCGCTTGATCCAACTACAATTAAGTCAAATAACTTTGATAATAGCGAACGTGAAGCGGCTAGTGTTTTTAAAAAAATGATTAAATTGTCAAATAGCGAATTGTTAATTAGTCCAGTACTTGGCAAACACTATGTTAAAAATGATGAGAATCATATTTTAATAATAATGGATCAGAATGAGCTTACTGTTATTAATCATGTTTTCGGTTATAATATTAGCCTTTCACCAAAAACCTATAAAACTTTATATAATGCTTTTATTGAAGAAGTTGAACTCCGACGTAATGAAATGGAAGCCAGTTTTAGAAATAATGTCAAACATTCATTAAAAACCTTAATTACTAAAATAGATGAACAAGTTCAATAGGTTATTCGCAATTGGTGCTAGTATTATTATACTAGTAACAGCACTGGTAGTTACTGGTACAGCATTTGCTGTATTTAAACCTCAGTCAGTTAAGGTTATATTGGAGGCAGACCCGATCCAGCATGATACAATTAGAATTGAAACTAAGGTTATTATTCATGATACATTAAGGGTACCAGTTTCATGTAAAAAACATCATTGTGAAGTACCGGTAACTAGCCCAAGTTCAAGTACTCCAGATACAATTAAAAAACAAATAGATTAAGTATGGAAGTAGGATTTGCAGATACATTCTTTGATAGTTTTAAAAGAATGATTAATAGAGAACGTTGGTATTGGAAAACCTGGGATTTTTTCAGATATGATTTACCTAGAGGTTTAAAAAATATGTGGATGTTTCGCAAAGCTGTCTGGGATTATAGATGGTGGAGCGGTCAACACGCAGTATTACCGTTATTACAGGTTGCGCTCCATAATATGGCAATCCGAATTGAAAGAGACGGTATTGAAGAAGAAACCAGTTCAGGTAAAAAGGTTAAAGCAATGAAGCGTGCTTCAGAACTTATGCAACACTTTATAGCTGACGATTTTATCCAAATGGCTGAGGCTGAATTAGGCGAAATCATACATCATCCATGGGAATTTGAAGATGTTCCAGATAAGCCGGGATATTCTCAATTAGTAGATCACGACACGGAAGAAGAACGAGAACATAATCGTAAAGTATTTGCACGATCTCGTGAAATTGAAGAGCAAGAATGGAACGAATTATGGCACCTAATAAAGGGTCAAGATTATTCAAAATTTGAAAAGGATCCTGATGGAGATATTGAACATAAAGCGGCATGGGATAATTGGCAAAAACAATTTGACGGTAGCGGATTACGCGGCTGGTGGGACTAATAAAATAACTACAATACATATATGGCAAAACACAATAGTAAAACCGGCAAAACACCAATGCTTGATTCATTCGGTAAAGACCTTACCCAACTTGCACTAGAGGGTAAATTAGATCCGGTTGTTGGCAGAGAGAAAGAAATACGTAGATGCAGTCAAATCCTGGCAAGGCGAAAGAAAAATAACCCTCTCCTAATTGGAGAACCTGGTGTAGGTAAAACTGCAATCGTTGAGGGTCTTGCTAAAATGATTATTGATAAAACTTGTCCAAGAGTTCTTTTTGATAAAAAGATAATAACTCTTGAATTAGCTAACTTAGTAGCGGGTACCAAATATAGAGGTCAATTTGAAGAGCGCATGGAGCAAATAATAGAAGAGGTTCAGGCGAATCCAAATGTTATTCTATTCATTGATGAAATTCATACCCTAATCGGAGCAGGTTCGGCAAGCGGATCATTAGATGCTGCAAATATCCTAAAGCCAGCGCTTAGCCGTGGAGAAATTCAGTGTATTGGTGCAACTACCTTAGACGAATTTAGAGGATCAATTGAAAAAGATGGTGCTCTTAGCCGCCGCTTTCAACAGGTTATGGTAAATCCATCTACCTTAGAACAGTCACGCCAAATCATCGAGAATATCAGATCTAAATATGAAGATCACCATTCTGTTAAGTATACGGATGAAGCATTAGATGCATGCGTTGCATATAGTGACCGATACTTACAGGACAGATTTTTACCAGATAAAGCAATTGACTTAATGGACGAAGCTGGTGCAGCAGTTCATATCAATGGAGTAGTTGTGCCAGAGGCAATTAAGAAATTAGAAGAAAAATTTGTTGAAGTAAGTGCTAAAAAACAAAAAGCGGTTGATGCACAACAGTATGAAGCTGCTGCAAAACTTAGAGATGACGCTCTTAAAGTAATGAAAGATATTGATGATGAGAAAGTTCAATGGGAGGAATCATTAAAGATTAATCGATTAACTGTATCAGAAGAAGATATTGCAAATGTTGTTGCAATTATGACAGGCATACCAGTTACTAGACTAAAAGGTTCAGAACTTGAAAGACTATCAACTATGGCTAAATGGTTAAAGGAAAGAGTTATTGGGCAATCTGAAGCAGTATCTAAATTAACTAAAGCAATTCAACGCTCACGAGCAGGTCTTAAATCTAAAAATCGCCCAATTGGTACATTCATGTTTCTAGGCCCAACTGGAGTTGGTAAAACTGAATTAGCTAAACAGTTAGCAAAATTTATGTTTGACACAGATGATTCCCTAATCAGAATTGATATGACTGAATTTGGAGAAAAATTTACGTCAACCAAATTAATAGGAGCTCCTCCAGGCTATGTTGGATATGAAGAAGGTGGACAGCTGACAGAAAAAGTAAAACGTAAACCCTATTCAGTTATTTTATTAGATGAAGTTGAGAAAGCCCATCCAGATATTTTCCATACCTTATTACAAGTATTGGACGAAGGCCATATGACTGATGGTCTTGGCCGAAAAATAGATTTTAAGAATACTGTAATTATTATGACTTCAAATTTGGGAGTTAAGGAATTACAAGATTTTGGTGGAGGTATTGGGTTCTCATCATCAACTCCATTTGAACAACAAAAAGAATTAGCATCAGGTATTTTAAGAAAAGCGGTTAGCAAACAATTTGCACCAGAATTTATTAATCGGCTAGATGATATTATTATCTTTGAGTCCCTAAAGAAAGAGGATGTTGCTCAAATAATTGAAGTTGAATTATTAGATCTTTATTCAAGAGTAAAGGAAAATGGTTATACTGTTGAATTAACAAAGTCCGCAAAAGAATTTTTAATTGAAGCAGGCTATGATCATAAATTTGGAGCTCGTCCATTAAAAAGAGCTATTCAAACTCATGTTGAAGATCTTATTGCGGAAGCATATATCGATGGTAACATTAAAGATGGTGACCACCTAGTAATTAACCATAAAGCTAAAGACACAAAATTAACTATTAAATAAAATGAATAACCGCCTAATATTTGTAATGATAAGTCTTATTGTAGTAGTATCAATACTGCTAACAGTAGTAAGCTTCTTTGAAAAAAAGAATAATAAACTAGAAGTTAGTCATATGCAAGCTAATGCACCACAGCATGTGCAAACAGTTGAAATTACCAAACTATCTAATGACTTTTCTAGTCGTGGTCTTTTTAAACTAACAGTTGATGATACAATCTCTATTTTAATTTACAGAGGAGTTGAGTCAGTATCAATAATACAACTTAAATAATGAAGATACTTGTAACTGGCGATCAGGGATTTATCGCAAAAAATCTAATTAGTAAATTAGATAAAAACTGGACAGTTTATGGAATAGACGTTAATGATTTTATGGTGGTTGACGATTGGCAAAGCCAATTAATTGATATTGTTGCAAGCCTATCGCCTGATGTAATATTTCATGTTGGAGCATGTTCTGATACACTAGAACAGAATGTAAATTACATGATGAATCTTAATTATGAAGCCACTAAAATATTAGCTGAATATTGTTATATGGCAAATTGTAAAATGATTTACTCATCATCGGCTGCAAACTATGGAACTAATGGAAAGAATCCGTCTAACTTATATGGCTGGAGTAAATACGCGGCTGAAGATATTGTAAAAGCAAAAGGCGGAATTGCACTTAGATATTTTAATGTGTATGGACCTGGCGAAGAGCATAAAGGTAAAATGGCATCAGTTGCATATCAATCATGGTTAAAAATCCAAGCTGGGGAAAAGGTTGTACTATTTCCAAAGAAACCAACTAGAGATTTTGTTTACGTTGAAGATATTGTGTCTGCAAACTTACATGCACTTGAGAATTACGAGCAATTTGCAGGCAATCATTTTGATGTAGGTAGTGGAGAGTCTAGATCGTTTGAAGAAGTTATGCAATTAATGCAAATACCATTTGAATACACTGAGGAATCAATAATTCCTAGCGGCTATCAATTTTTTACAATAAGTAACAAAAATGAATGGTTACCTGGCTGGAAGCCATCATGGACAATTGATACTGGTGTTCCAGCATATTTAGACTACTTAAAAAAATCAAAAGAAGATGGGCCATCAAATTAAACCAACAGTTTGCAAAGGTTGTGAAGTTCCAAAAGGTTGGGGCAGAGAAATCATAATTGAAAATAACGATAAGTACTGTGGCAAGATTCTACAATTTAACGAAGGTTGTAAATTCTCAATGCACTATCATTTGCTTAAGGATGAAACTTGGTATGTTAACTCTGGCATATTCATATACAGATGGATTGATACTGAAACGGCAGAAGTTCATGAGCAGCAACTTACGGCAGGTGATGTTGTTCGGCAGTTACCCGGACAACCTCATCAACTTGAAGCAGTGTTTGAAGGAGAAATATTTGAAGTTTCAACCACTCATATGGATGAAGATTCGTATCGAGTGTGGAAAGGTAATAGCCAAAAATAATTTAATAGCATGAAAAAAATTCTTGTAATAGGCGAAGCCTGTATTGACATATTTGAATATGGCAAATGTACTCGACTTAATCCAGAAGCACCAACTCCAATCTTTCAGTCAAACCATATTGAAACAAATGGTGGAATGGCAAGTAATGTATATGAAAATATCAGAAGCATTGCTGGAAATTGGGAAATTGATGTTGATTTTATAGGTCAAGCAAATGGAAAAATTACTAAACACCGATTTGTTGATATTAATTCAAATTATATTCTTTTACGAGTAGATAATGATGGGCCAGTTGAACCACTTACAATTGGTTCGCTTGATTCAAAAATTCTATATCAAATTACAGCGGCTGATATTGTAGTAGTGTCTGACTATAATAAAGGGTTCCTAACTGAAGAAACCTTAGAAAAGATTGCAAGACACGCTAAATTAAGTTTCATTGATACTAAAAAACCGCTAGGTTGGTGGGCTAATGATTTTAATTTCATTAAAATTAATAAAAAAGAGTTTGAGAATCCAGCACATGATAAGGACTTCATTGACAGCAGTATGGATAAGCTAATTGTTACACTTGGAGCAGATGGAGCTAAATGGAATGGAACTCAAGTATATCCACTTAACCCAACTGAAGTAAAGGACGTATCTGGTGCTGGCGATAGCTTTATCGCTGGTCTGGTGGTTGAATACCTAAAAAGTAATGATATTATCCAAGCTATTCAATTTGCTAATGTCTGTGCAGGCATAGCAGTTTCACAAAAGGGCGTAGTTTCAGTAGAGTGTCCAGATAAATAATTAAAAATATCCATACACAATGGGAAAATTTGGTAAAAATCGACTACCTAAGTTCATGAATAAACCTGATGATAGAATAGGTTCAAACCCTCACATCCAGGAGGACACTCTCGATGAAATAACTCAACCTGAAATAGTATCTATGTCTGGCCATGGAGATGACCATGCAATGATTATAATTAGAACTAAGAGTGGTGAAGAATTAGAGCTTCAATTTAATTATGATGGAGAAGGAATGTTAACTGCTCAACATGGTGAACACGAATATTCTATTCCAGTAGAGATTGATTATGTTGAATCAGATGACGACGATTTTGAAGATAAATGGGAATTAGAAGATGCGCCAGAAGGAGATCCTAGGTTTAGCGATAAAATGAATGAAGCTGCTAAAAAGCTTAGTGCTAAACAGAAAAAGTTCCTAGATAAAGACGGAAATGGCGAATTAACCAAAAAGGATTTTCTATTGCTAAATAAAAATAAGAAAAAGGATACTGAAGGTAAAGTTGCTGAAACTTTTGAAAGCTTTGTAAATGAATGCTGGACTCCTATGGAAGAAGGTTACAATTTAGCAATGTCAGAAGAAGCTAAAAGAGCAATTAAAGCACTATGCGAAGAACTGTTAATCCAAGAAGCTCAAAGATGTGATGAAGATGCTGACCCAATGCATACTTATGAAAACTATTTAAACGAATGCGGTTCATATATGACTGAGTGCATGATGGAAGCTGCTGCTAGTGTGTCAGTAGAAGAGTCAGAGGAAGATTTAATAGCTAATAAATATTACCCTAACCGAAAATTAAGAGGTTTGGACAGAGAGGCAAAACTTGCAGCAAATTCAGACTTTGCAAAAGATCCAGAAATATCAAACCCTACTCCTAGAGGAATATATTCATGTAAAAACTGCGGAACTAAATATGACGGTTACCCAGGGTATCATTGTAAAAAGTGTAAAGCCGAAGGAATGTCACTAGATCCAGATAGCCAAAGTAATGAATTAAAACGCAGGCATGTAATACGTGATGAAGACGATACGGCTACGTTTGATTATTAATAATACTACTTATTTTAAATTAAAAGCCCGTTTATCGGGCTTTTTTTATTTATGCTGGACCGGGAATAAATAATCATATGGATATGAAATATGTAAAGTCATATGGAAATTTTATAGAAGAATTACGCCAGGGTGATGATATTCCCTCTGATGAATATGCAAAAGCTGGAGCAGAAACCAGTTGGCAGCTAGAAGATGGAACACTAGTAACTCTTAATCAAATTATAGAGTTTTTAGATGATGAAAAAGTTCCAGTTGTTGAAATACCGACTACTGAATTAAAACATCTATTAATAGAGGTAGAAAGAGATCCAGCTAGAGTTGAGGCAGCTAACCTTGATTTCCCAATTATAATATCTAAGTATAAAAATGAATATTATAATATTTTAGACGGCCAGCATAGATTAGTAAAATCTGTAAAAAACAAGATTAAAGAAATTAAATGTCGAGTTTTAGATTTAGAAAATTGTCCTGAGGAATTTAAAAAAGTATTTATTAGATAATTCTATGAATAAGTCAAAAATGTCATCTGGTGAAGTTACGGTTCCAGCAAGTTCGTTTAATCAACAAACTGACCGGAATATTCAACCCAGCCCAACTGGAATCAGTATGGGTGGAATACCAACTCACTGGTTATCAAGTCAACCTATTTCAAGACGAGATATGACAGCTAATACAACTCCAATTGGATCAAATCCACGAATCTATAAAATTATTAGATTTGAAGAATTTCATTCCGGTAAATACCAAGGCGAACCAACAATTGATAAATAACAAAAAACAATTACTATGAGTAACAAAATTTTAAATTTCAACGACTTTAAAACTGGTGGAAAACTTAGTGACCCGAAGACGGCAACTAGCGTAAAAGCAGCAGAGCCAGTTAAAAAGGAAAAGTCAATAGACCAAGTAAAAAGAGCTGACCTAACTCATCCTAAAATTACTCTACCTGATTATACAAAGGTATCTAAAACCCCTATTCAAGAGAGCTCTACTGATACTCAAGCACAAATTGATATAATTAATCAGACAAAAGCACTTAGGGCGCAGGTTGCAGCTGCTGCCACTGATGAAGAAAAGATTAAGCTATTAGCTCAAATTAAGCAGATTGAACAACAAGCTGAACAAAAGGCAAAGACAGCTAAGGCTGCATAAAATTACTTAACTAAATGACTTTAGACGAATTAATATTAGATGTACAGAATGAATTGACATTTGCTAAAGCATTGCCATATTCTATTCCTGAACAAGAGATTAAGCGTATTATTACAATTGCTGAAAGATATTTTTATGATAATTGGAAACATGCAGTTGAGCCAAGATATTTACTAATACCAAATACTGTATTTACAAATCCAGCATTTAAAGTTGACCGTTCAATTCAATTACCTGATTGTGTAGGATTTGTACATAATGTAATGGAAGCAAAAGGTGGAGCCTCAATGTTTGGAACAATGGATTTAGACTTTGCGGATAATAAATTTATTGGATCAGAAATGTTCCTAACTCCATTTGTTGGAGAGTCAATTATGTATCGTACAGTTATATTTTCGTTTCTAGACCTGGTTAAAGGTTTTACAATTGATACATTTGCATACGACTATAATAAAAATACCAGAAAATTAGCAATTCTTGGAAGAACTCCAAAGGGTTCTCAAATGGTAGTTCATATTGCTAAAAAGATTCCAGCAGATGATCTATACAATGATGAAGTATTTCAAAGATACGTTAGAGCAAAAGCTAAATTAAGACTTGGTGATTTACTTACCACGTTTGACTATAATTTGCCAGGTGGAATAAAACCAAATTATACAAACTTAGTAACCAAAGCAGAAGCTGAATTAGCTGGAGTTATGGATATGATGAAAAGTGAAAATACTGCCGACTTCTTGTATTTTGCAAGATGGTAATTAATATATGATTCAACCAGTAGGAAAAGACCTTTATTTAAGAGCACCAGGCGATCCAAATTATCAAGAAGGGGTATTTGAATCAAATGACTCAATTGAAAATGCACTTCAGCAAGTACGGATGGTATTACTAACCAGACCAGGTGAAGTGTTAGGTGAAGATATTGGATTTAATGCTGAGAAATATCTTTTTGAATTTGAATTTTCAAGTCTTGAACCTATGGAAAAAGATGCAAATGACCAAATTAATGAATATGTGCTTTTTTCTAAACCATATAAAATAACAGCTAATGGATTTACGCTAGACGATATCGGCGATCCATATAAAGTTGGATTAGGCCTAGATATTAAAGTAGATGGTAAATCTGCATTTGCAACAATGTTTGACCTTTAATTTACTAACTATACTTAACAAAAAAAGCGAAGCATATGCTTCGCTTTTTTTTTGTTATATCAGTTAGACAGTTGTCGTAGTTGTTGTAGTTTCAGCAGCTGTCGTAGTTGTGGTAGTTTCAGCAACGGTTGTAGTTGTTGTAGTTTCAGCAACGGTTGTAGTTGTTGTAGTTGCAGCAGCTGTCGTAGTTGTTGTAGTTGCAGCAGCTGTGGTAGTTGTTGTAGTAGGAGCAGCGGTTGTAGTTGTTGTAGTTGCAGCAGCGGTTGTAGTTGTTGTAGTAGGAGCAGCGGTTGTAGTTGTCGTAGTTACTTCTCCACCTCCACCACCAGCAGCAACAGCCGCATTTGCAGCTTGATTACTGGCTTGACGAGCTTCCATTATATGTTTATTAATTGCGAATTCTCGCATTTCTTCTTCGTATTTACGACGAATCTCTTTTTGTTCAGGAGTTTCGTCTCCCCAATTAACAAATTTGTCCATTATGTAGTAGTATTTTTAATTAAAGTTATTTATTCTGGCTTTTAATCCAAGTTTCAAAATCAATCTCAGGTTTCCAAGATAATATTGAATCAGCTCTATCAATATTAGCAAGACTAACCTTTGGTTCAAGTCTAAACCCAATTGATTCAGTATTTCCTCCTAGCATAGAGGCAATTTGATTAACACTAAGTGATTTGCCTGAGCCTATATTAATAACTGAGTGCAGAAATTTAGATGATAAAGCTAAGAAGTTGGCTCTGGCAACGTCTTTAACGTGAATAAAATCTCTGGTTTGATTACCGTCATTTACAATTGGTAATTTCTTACCAAGTTTAGAATTTTCTAAAAAGATTGGAATAACTGACCGGTATGAACTTTTTGGATTGGTTCTTTCCCCAAATACATTAAAATATCTTAAACAAGTTGTAACTATTCCGTAATTATGCGAATATAATTTACAATACTGTTCACCGACTTGTTTACTTAAAGCATATGGTGAAATTGGGTCAGACTCAATTTGTTCAGAGGTGGGAGTACTTAAAGTATTTCCATATACTGAACTTGATGAACTAAATACGAATTTTTTAACTCCAGCAAGTCTACATGCTTCAAGCATATTAACTGTACCTGTAATATTAACTTGATTATAAGGTTTAGGATCCTCTAATGATCCCTGTACTGAAGTTAATGCGGCTAAATGGAATACACATTCAGAACCTTTAATGATGGTAGCAATCTTCTTGGGATCATCTGCAATATCATAGACTCTAAGATCAACTCTGCCCTTAGGTAAATTTGAACGTTTTCCACTAGACAGATCGTCTATTACTATTACTGCATAACCTTCCTGTAAGAGAAGATCAACTAGATGAGAGCCGATAAAACCTGCTCCACCAGTTACTGTTACTTTTTGAGTCATCTATATTAAAATTAAAGTTGTCCTTTAGCTCCAACTTCAGAAGAGGTTTCACCAGTTGGAGCAGTTTCACCAGCTGGAGCAGCAGGTGCTCCACCACCAGCCGCAGCAGCTCCACCTCCACCAGCCGCAGCTTCTGCTGCTTGACCAAAGGCAGCTAAGTAATTACGATTCTTGTCAATATCTTCATCACTTAGTTTTAAGTATTCCTTAATTAGGTACTCTGTTGAGAAGTACGGTTTGTTTTCATCGTCAACTACAGCTTTCATTGAATTTAAGGTTGCAAGACGCTTATTCAATAATTCTTGATTCTTGATTTCTTCAAACACATTATCATCATGCCATACCATACCAACGGCATTTGCAAATTTGTGATCGGCTTTAAGATCCTTAACATCCAAACACATTTGTAAATAAAGAGGTTTTGTAATAAGTTCTTTATAGGCAGAACGTAAACGTTTTACAAATTTATTGTATCTGATCTCTTCTCGTGAAATACCTTCAGCATTCATAGTATATGCACCTTGACCTTCGGACCAACGTGAATAAGGTAATTTAGAGTCAAGTTTTAATTTATCATGGAAGTACTTTAATAATTCTGAACCTGATAAATTTGGGCCAGGATATTCAAGAGCTTCAATCTCAATTTTTTCTCCACGATCATTTACTGGAAGAACGTAATTTTTATAGAATAGAATATTAGGTTTTCCATCAACACTTAATTCTCCAGTAGAACCATCAAATGAAATATCTTCCTTTAATGTATTTGTAAATTCTCTAATGTCTTCTTTTGCTTTTTGCATTGACTTGGTTCCAACTGGAACAGTCGTCTTTAAACGAATTGGAGCATTCATTGTATGCCAAATAACTTTAGAATGTTCAATTAAACGAAGTAGATTAAATGATCTAACTAATCGCTCAACAAAACTTACACGCTTTGTGCGGAATTCATTTGAGTATGAAATATAGATTATTTGAGAGTCGGTTAAGGTACGATTCATTTTATTTAATGGATCGCGTTGGGCCCATTGTAGATAAATCAAACCGGCTGCATCCTTTTTAACTTCAGGATAGAGAGTAGATGGATCTAATTCTTTAAATCCAATAATATCTTTTGGGTTAGACAAATTATCATAAATGATCTCAAAAGCCAAATGGCCTTCAATTAACCATTGATAAAAATACTGCCATGCAGAAATACCTCGGTCAAAACTCCAAGCACTATAAATCTTTTCAAAATTTTCACGATACTTATCAATTACCTTTTCTTGGTAATTAAGACGCTCTTCTTTATTTTTACCACGATAATTAATTTCACCAATTAGGTCATTTGGATAACAGAATCGATTATCTTCATCATATACAATTGCATCATCAGTAATTGTCTCAATAATAAACTCGATTTCACCGTTTGATGCAAGATCACGAAGGCGTTCTCTTTTTTGAACATAATCTAATTGAAAAAATGCAATTGATTTGTTTTTTAAGGACGAAGTTGTATCAGATAAGGCAAGAGTTGCTCTCATTAGATCATCGCCCATTGCATTATTAAAGCCAGTCATCTGACCTTCAATATAACCAATTGCTTGAGAGTTTTTTACCAAAAGGTCATCGTACTTCATACCAAAACGGCTTAGAGCGGTTAAACCTGATCTAAGGCCTCTTAATGGGTTACTATCTAAAAATCCTGCCATTTATTTGTTTTATTTTATTTCAAAGAGTGAAAAACTTGATCTTGCTGATATCATTTCATCAGTTGAATAGTTTGCTAAGTGTAATTTAGGAACATCATTCCAATCTATTAATGATAAGTTTCGCATCTTTTCTCTATTGTATTTATTCACCAGAAGATTGAATTTAATATCAGGTAAACCCGATACAGCTTTTATAAAGTCTAAGTTAACTCGATAAAAGGCAGAAAGTTCACTCATTCTGAGCCGTTTATCAATATCAATCAAGGTTCCATCTGAATAGCATTTATCAAGCAAATTTGCAACCTGCTTAAGATACATTCTGATAAACTTTTTACGTAAAGGCTGTGACATTAGCTTGACATTTAAACCAAAGCCGTCAGTACTTAGTGCCAAAAAGATTGGACGATTATCGTAAAATGGCTTTTTAACTTTTGGGTACCTTTCAATTAGCGAATTTTCTCTGGTTGATGGGTTCTTCATCATTTCATATTCATCCCAAGTTGGAACCTGATCAGGGCTAATTGGGTCAAGTTCTAAATGGGTATAAAAATGCCCAGGCATTAAAAAGGTTTTTGATGAATTTGACCCAAATATATGATTTGGATTTGGACTAAACTCTGGGTCTGTTCCATTCTGATAAAAATCCTTTAATTTCTCTAATTGATTCATTTATATCTTTTATATTGATTTGAACAGAAAGTTTTCGGTTATTATGCCAAATTTTAAACCTCGTACTAATGCAAACTCTTTAGCTGCTTCAAATTTAGCCTGGTTCACAATATATTGCTTTGCAGCATATACATAATTAGCAGTTTGCTTGTCAGTCATTCGAGCTGGAGCAGTTGGTGGTTTTGTATACTTATCAGGTTTTACTTCAATTAGCCAAGACTGTTCATTACCATCATTATCCTTAGTTGTAATATAAAAGTCAATATAATAAGTATGCCCACGTTTGTCTAATGGAGAATAGTAAGGAATTCCAACTGGTTCACTTGAATATTTAATAACAGTTGGGCTGTGATCGCACCATTTAAGAAATTTGAATTCCCAGCTTGACCTGAATATAATTTGAGAAGGATCTCCTAAATATTTCTCTGGGTGTGCGGGTTTAAAATAACCTTGACGAATTACTCCAGCTCTAGGTTTTAAAAATGTCTTTATACTCTTTGGTTCTTTAGGTTTCATACAGTTATTTATAGGTATGCCATGTCAAACACGGAATCGCTAAAATAGCTGTTGAGCCAAATGTTAAATTCTTTAAGTGAATATTGAGAATCCCTATCATGTATATAGCAAAATAGATCATTAATGTCTTTGACTTTATTTAATGAAACTTGGTCATCAATTGAACTAAATTTTCTTTTTAGGTCGCCAATTGCTTTATTCCATAAAAATACTGAATAACCTTGTTTAATAAAGTTCATCATTTGGGTTTTACCAGCCTTGTCTCGGTCAAATAAGACTTGGGTTGCACCTTTTGCTCCAAGATTAGAAAAAATACTGCGGGCTTTTGATGCTCCAGAAGTTGCAATTGCATTATCTACAAATAGAGAGTCAAATTGGCCCTCAGTCATTCGGATAGGTTTACTAAAATCAATATTTAAGATATTAAAATAGTTATTTAGAAAATTTGCATCCTCTACTAATTCTTTGGTTAAACCTTTTTGGGAAAATATTTGAGAAAGGTCAGTATATGATTTAATAATATATTTACGCTCAGTATTTGGATCAAGATTACGAATTGAAAAGCCTAATAACTTACCTGAGCGTCTATCAAAATTAAAAATATAAACCTTATTATCGGAGGAGTCAGTATAGAGGCAATCTCCAAAATCTTCAATTAAGTTAAGGCCTCTACCTTTTATGTATTGATATGCAGTAGAAGCTTCGTCAACTAGGTCAAGTCTTTTTAAAGAAAATCGGTTAATTACATCAGTTATTTTAACTAATTGTGAAGTATCAGAAGTTAGAAATCGAATTAATTGATTTTCAGTTCGCTTTGCCTGAACTGGTTTGTATTCATCCTCTAAAATAAAGCTTGGCAACATTATTCCATGCTGCTTGCTCATTCGTGCTACAAATTCTCCAACTGTCATGTATGCCATGCAGCCATCATTAAAACATTTGTAGGCTCCAGTATCTAAATAGAGGTTACCGCGCTTCTTAGCAACCTTTTTATCAGAGTCACCGCAAATTGGACACGCAAAATTTAATTTACGGCCAGTATCACCATCAATTTTTTGTTTTTCTGGAACATCATGAAATCTTTTACGTAAAAGTGTTTCAATGAATGCGGTTATTTCTTCAATCTTCATGTACTACGAATTTTGCCGCTTTTGGATTTACAGGTTTTGTGGCATTTTTGTAAGCTTTCTCCAAGTCATATCCCATTTTGTAATAGTCTTTGCCTTGTTTTATTGCCTTTTCGTACTTATCAGTTTGTAACCATGAACCTCCATTCGGCGAGTTAATTATCTCAGACCAGCCATTTGCTCTTAAGTATTCTTGCATTGTTTCAATTGGAATTGCAAATGGATCACTTACTTCAAGACCTTTTTTCTTTGCAACTCGGTCTCGATATTTAGCAAGCTCATGTTTTGGAACAATTACCGTATTTAAACCATATTTAGAAATAGCTGAAATATAGGTTGTAAATAATTCTGGCGGTACTTGTAAATCTGGGTTACCAATAAATGCTTGACAACTTTCTGGAATTTCACAATATTCTAAAGTTTCAGTATTTACTGAATACAGTGGGAACGTTTCTTCTGGAGTAAAATCTTTGCTGCGACTTCTGGATTTAACTACTTCAATTTTTCGGGTTAATTTTGGAGTTAACTCAGTAAATCCAATTGCAACCAATAATTTATTGATTGGCTCAATAATTAATCTAAAGAATTGCTGATCGCGATCCATAGGTACAGCAATTTCTTCAGGATAAGAACCTGGAGCATAGGCAAAAATATCAAAATCATATGCATTTTTAGCTGCATAATAAAATTTAATTTTTGAACCACTACGAATTAAAGGATACTTTTGATTGTTGGTTGATTTAATTAAGTGATTATGATAGGCAACTGCCCTACCGTAAATTGGCATTCCAGTTTCTAATACTAGTGGAACTAAACTTTTTAAATAGTCTTCATAAACTCTAACTGAAAAGTTAAATGCAATTTCTTCAACCGGTAAAGCATCACATTCAGTTTTTAATGCTGCAAGTTTTGGAATAAGATCGCCTTCTAAATCAATATTATAACCAATATCAAGTAGATAGGAATAAAGTGTTTGTAAATGTTGTCTTGCCCAAACTGGATATGAGGCTTGAATTGCCTCAAGGCCTTTAATAATTAATGACTCTTTATCTAAAAGGCGTTCGTGCTTATTATCTTTATATGAAACCTTTAAAATATATTTTTTCTTTGCTAACCAAATTCCAGACCTAGATAAATTTTCAAGTTCAAAATTTTGGCGGTTATCTGTATTAAAGTGAACTGCATATTTTTCAAATGCCTGTTCAAAATAATTTTTAAGTCGATGGCGGTTAATTGCTAAACAAAATTCAAGGGATTCGGTCTCAGTTAATTTAAAATCTTCAATAGATTTAATCGCATAATCAAAGCATACATAAACCGAATCAGTATCTGTGTACACAGCAGCTTCTTTCTCAATTTTATTAATGGTTTTACCGGAAATACCTAATTTCTCGTGAAGTTCTGTATCGAGGTGCCACTTTTGTTGAAAATAGTGGTTGATTGCTTTGATTGAAAATTTAATTAAGTCTTGACCTTGTAACGTAATAGATTGAGCAATTTCATTATTATGAAAATAGAAATACTTATTACCAAATGCACCATAAAATGAGTTAATCAAGATCTTGATTGCATTTTGTTTTAAATCGAGTGACTTTATTTGTTGTTCTAGTTGTTTTGACATATCTTGTTATACTTGACGTTGCATATTTTGGTTTAATATACTAATAAATAACCTAAAAGTTAACGAACGGTGAAAGAAATCACTAAAGACGAACGCTTGATTAATCAAACCTATCCATTTTTGGTAAATTTCCCATTTAGGGATGAATTTACTATGGAAATTGCTAATTCTCCGGTTCTTGCAGCAATGTTTGATGATGAATTTGAACCAGTTAGAACCTCTAAATCACCAACTGTAATTGATTTTATCCATAATGGTAGCCCAATAAAGTCAAAAATTTCAATATTTAAAGAAGATTTACTTTGGATTGATGAGGTTGCTTGCTCTATTAAAAAACTTGATAAAATATCAAAACAAATAGATCGTGGATTAAAATCCAAAGATTTATTAGTAAAGCGTAATATTTCAATTGAAACCGACGAATGGTTGACTGGCGTAGCTGATCCAAAGAGTGCATTAAGCAGAGAAGTATTTAATGAAGTACTTGGCAGCCTTGTATCAAATCAACCCATTTCAAAAGTTACAGAACTTGTAAATACTATAAATAAGCTATATTTAAAAAAGGGAATAATTAAGTTATCTCAAACTGATGCAAACTTAATATTTACGTTTATTCATTTTAGACTAATTTATGCAAAGCTTATTTTGGGAATTGTTATCTCATCAAAAATATCAATATAACACAAATGGAGCAGCTGAATCAATTTATTGAATATCTTTATACGGTTGAAGAAAATTCATCCTCCTTAAACCAAGAGCAAGTAAAAAAACTTCAAATGATTCAGTCAAAGGTTACTGAGATTGTAAATAAAGTTGAATCTATTGCAACAAATGCAGTTAATCAATTACAACCAGTTGCTCAACCTCAACTAGAATTACAGTTAGCTGAAAATTCAGTATTTAGGTTTGGCGAATTTATTGAAATTAATGAGAAAATTGTACAACGTGGTAAAAACTGGGTTGTTATGAATAAGAAAGGTACTAAAGTTTTAGGTACACATCCAACCAGAGAAAAAGCAGTTAAACAGTTACAAGCAATTGAAATAAGTAAAGCTAGTCACTAATGAAATTACAAAGATTCCAACAGTTTATTAATGAGGCCAAACACTGGTCAGAGGATCCATTCTTATACGCTCGATATGCAGAGTTGTTTACTGATTTTGGTTTTGAAGCGGATATTCCCGACCTAATTCATGCAGTTGAACAAAAATGGACTGACTTAAAAAACAACTATTGGTGGAATCGAGAGAATAGGCAATGGCGCAAGGATCATTTTGCACTTGATGTAAAGATACACGCTTGGCCAGATTCAGAGAAAGTTAGATTAATGCTTGGCGAACCTGATATGCCAGAAGAAGCAATTGATGACGAATGGTGGGTTTGGTTTAATGATGAACGTGAAATATTTGTTGACGACTTATATAGTCTCTATCCATGGATTGGTGATATTAGTTGGGGAGGTAAAAGCGGTGGCTGGTTATTATTAGCTCCACCAGTTGATGATGAAGATACCCGAAATGAGATAGTAGAGCGCTGTGATGAATATAATAGTGAAAAAGAGTTAATGAAAGAAGATGGTACGTTCGAGAAGGCAATTGAATTAGAAAATAATGAACGCCATGCTAGATTAGTAAGATTAGGATTAACTGATGCATCTAGTGAAATTACTGAATTAAAAGAAGCTATTGAAGGATTTAGAAATCACCTTAATTCAGTATTAAAAGAGTTAAGTCAATGGGAAGTTGACATGGAAGCAATAACTGCTAGAGTTAGTAAATTTGAAAAGAATGCTGAAGAATACTTCTATACATGGTTAAGCAATAAAGAAGATTAAAAATATACGGACTTAGGACCGTAATAGCCTCGGCTATTTGAACCTCTCGATATCGCTATCCGGGAGGTTCTTCGTTTTTATCGACCTATAAATTTAGTTAGATCAAATCGGTGTTTGCTTACAATAAATTTCTCTTTAAGATAAATCGTTTCCCTAGCCTTTCCATGTTTTACAATATAACCATCAAGGTCATCAATTAAATCGTATACTGTAACTTCATGTTTTCCAGCAAGCTTACGCATGCCTCGACCAATCGCTTGACGAATTGTAACTTCTGATTTATAGCTCTCAGCAAAAATAATTTGATTGACCCTTTTTAAGTCAATACCTGTAGCAAAAGTACCATAACTTGCAACAATGACGGCTCCTACTTCTCGTTCCATTGCCTCTTTATAGTCAGCACGATCTCCACCATCAACTCCACCATCGATATAGTATGCATGTTCATTCCACTCTTTTATCTTATCGCAAATTCTTTGGCCATATTGGTCCTTTACATTAATGAATAGAATTAAGGTATTACCACCAAGTTTTTTAACAAATGAAGAAATGAACTCAATTCTAGGCTCATATGAAATAATAAATGCACGTTCTGCATCAAATAATTCTTTACCAGCTTTACCGGATTCTCGGAGAGCTTTGTATTCTCTAACAAATGGTTCAGTTATCGGATATTCTAGGTTAACCATTTTAATATAGACATTTGGCGAGTGTTCTTGATCAATTAGGAAACTTGATTTAAGAGTCATACTTAATGGACCTAAAAATTCTTGAATTTTAAAAAAATCTGAATATTGTTCTTCAATTTTAATTGTACCCGAAAGTCCAAGTTTATATTCAACATTAGTTGATGCCAATAAAATATCTTTAATTGAAGCTCCTCTTGATGTATGGCACTCGTCAATACAAATAACTGAAAATCTTTTAAAGAATTCAGGTTCTTTGTTTTTTAAACTTTGATAAGTTGAAATAACTAGATCAGCCTCTTCAAATTTCTGTTCGGAATATTTGTTTTGACCCCCAACTGCTAAAACTGAATAGTTCATTAGGCCAGTATGGTAATCCTTTTCAAATTTCTCGGCAGTTTGGCCGACTAATGAAATGTTAGGAACTACAATTAGGGCTTTTTTATCTTTAGTGATAATTCCTTTACGTTTTAGGAAAGAGATATAAATGTATAAAATTAGAGTTTTACCAGCAGAGGTTGCAAGTTCCTGAGAACAAAATTTATATTTTAAAGCTCTGTGAGCTGCTTCAAGTTGGTAATCATATGCATCAATTGGTAAACCGTCTAATAGTACAGATGCAAATTTATCTAATTGGTCCTTGGTAAATGATAGGTTAAGTAGATCCTCTAAGCCATCAATGTTTATTTCGTAATCGTATTTCTTGCCAAAATTAATAATTTCCTTCCATAAACCAACACCAATCTTAAGGTCAGCATCAATAAATTTATCGTAACCGTCCCATAATTTTCGTTTGTATAGCTTATTAAAATGATAGCCCTTTTGTCTCTTCCTAAAATACAGTTGCAAGTCCTTAAGCTCGCGCTTCATTTCGTGCTTAACTAATTGTAGGTGTTGACGGTCATCCGTTAATTTAAAAGTTAACAAAGTATTTGGTAATTTTAATGCCCATCTAATAGTTTTTGGACATCTAATCTTGTTTTTATTCCAAATAGAACAGCATCAGTTGTTTTAATTGATTCTGCATAAAACGCAATTTGATTCTCAATCTGTTCTAATTTTTCTTTGATTGTTGCAGTTTTACCGTCAACTATCGTATTCTTTTCGTTAGTACCATATCGGATTTGATGATTCTTTGAAGCATCAACCCATTCTTCACCTTTCTTTTCGCGATACGTCTTTTTTAATTGAGTAAAGTGCTCAATTAGGGTATGGTTTTCTTCTAATAATCGCTGGCGTAGACTTAGGAAGGTAACTTGAGCTTCTGGTATCTTTCGGATATTCTCAAGTAATTTGATTCCAATATAAATTTCTCCAGAGAAAGATTCTCTCTTTTCTCTGAATACTTCAGCAATTGTTCTTTTTTGGGGAGTTTGTTCTTCCATCTAAATATTCTATCAAAAAGCTTAGTTAAGTTTTAACTAACGAAAGAATAATATACTCCTTCTATTTGATAAAAGTCAGATAAAAAGTCAGTAATTGTGGTACTTGCATAAATGGTATCACCAAGTGGATGGCTATCACCGTTCTTATAGAATACAGATACACCTCCATCATATAGACACACTATTGAATCTAAGTTATAGTGCTTTATTGAACCTTTTGCCATGTTCTTAAATTCATCGTCTGTCACTTCAGTACCATGATTAGTAACAAAAATACTTGGAAAAGCTCGTTTCATTCTATAACCTGCACTTTCAATTGAGTGTATCACTTGTAGAACATAACTTAATTTTCCATATGAATCAAGGTCAGCTAAGACTTTATTATATTGATCTGGATCGGTAAAGTTGTAAACAACAAAAGGTCTCTGGTTTTGCACACAATCTCTAACCAGGTTGTACCTGTTTCCATTGTATTCTCTGGTATGTCGTATTGATCTGCTCATTATTTAGTATATTAGATAAAACTACTAGGTTATTTATCAGTAAAATATTCCATGGAAAAAGGACAACACATTAATATATTCGATTTTGATGAAACCCTATTTAGGGTTCCCAGTTATACATGTAGTGAAGCTAAAGGAAAGAGCCCATACGAATGGTTTGACTCAACTGAATCACTTGACCGAAAGTTTAATATTTGCGGTATTGCTAACACTATTGAGCAAGCTAGAGCAGCCGGTTTAAATTATTTGATAACTCATAGAGTTAAAGCATGCCAACCTAATGTTCTAGATCTACTTTCAGAGTATAAGATTAGGTTTGAAAAGACCTATTTTTTAGGAAGAGAAGGCGATAAAGCAGAGATTGCAATTGACTTAATTAGAGAAACTGAGGCTGATTCAATTACAATATATGAAGATTCTCTTTGGGAAATTATCAAATATACTTCATGGTTCTTAGATGCAGGGCTTACCATCGATATTAATTTTATTTTTATTGATAAAAGCCGAGTAATTACAATAGATTGGGATACGGCTCGATCCCTAGAAGAATTTTCAATAACAGAAAGATTAAAATTAATATGATATTATTTGTAGAAGGCGCCAGACACTGTGGCAAAACATTCTTAATTAACAAATTTATAGAAAACTGTAATGACCCAAGGCTTGAATATTACAAATTCTATTTCGCAGATCACATTAAAACTCTAGATTTAGTAGAGTTAGATAGTGATCCAAGTTTACACTATTTCAGTTTAGGTAATATTATGACCATTATGGAAATGAATCTTAGGCCTGAATACAAAGATAAAATTTGGATATTTGACCGAGCAATCATATCTGCATATACTTGGGCAATCCTAAGAAAGAGATTAAGCCGAAATAAAGCTGAACTTGAATTCCTAAAGTTATTAAATACTACTCTATATTCAAATTCCAAAACTTTAGTAGTTAGTGTAGCTGGCCAAACCGGCGATTCAGATCGAGTTAAAGATACTTGGGATGGAGCTCATTCAACAATAGAAGAACAAAGATTAATGGCTCATTTAATTGAGTTAGCCGTGACTGAATTAACTAATTCAGCTAAAAATAACAAACTAAGCATTGTTTTTAATAGTTTTGATGAAGCCTCAGTCAATTCCTTTAATCAAGAGTGCTATGCATTATTAGGAATAGAGCCTAATAAATAACCAATATGGCAGGACTATCACACTTAAGAGATGTTTATGAAAAACGTGGAAAAGAATTTTTAGAAAATCTTCTTAATAAGACCGTTATCATTAATGAAAAAAATGACGGTGCCTATTTTGGTGCCAAAAGAGATGCAAAACAGAATAACTTTAACTTCTTTAAAAAAGACAGCAAAATTGGTTACATCGACCGAGTTCTTAGTAAGTACTACGAGCCGGGCATTAGACATTTTGAAAATGTTCGGAATAATGTAACCTCAATACCTGAAAATTATGTATTTGGAATGGATTATAATCCAGCCAAAGAAATACCGTTGACCCTAAGTCATATCAAAGTACTTGATGAAAATTATCAAACTTCTAAACTTATCCATGATAAAAAGGAATTAGATAAATGGGCTGGAGTACTTGGAGTTAACCCGCCTTCTATTATATTTCAAGGAAAATTAAATGACGAGCAAAAGGTAAAAATTCAAGAATTTATATTTACAAACTTACCGATGCTTGCTGAGAAATTTAAAACTCAATCATTTAGCAAACATATTCTATCGGTATTAAATCCAATAGTTGATGAAAATGCTCAACCTGAATTAAGTGATAGGGAAATTAGTGAAATTGTATTTAGATTCTTTGATGAAGAGGACCCAATTGGAGATTCGTCTACTCTAGCAAAGATTATTGATCCAGTATTTTATGATAATGCAAAGAATCTACCGCAGGAAAAGTTTCAAAAGAAAAGCGATGATTATGTTTGGATTATTGTTACTGACTTAATGAATTTTATTGAAAGCTACCGAATGTCGGATCTTAGAAGTTTCACAATTTCTGGAGAAACTGCAGATGAGCGATTCATTTCATTAATTAATCACCTTTTTATTGAGTTCATTAAGGAATATGGAGATAAATTTAACGATTTAGAAATTCAAATACCTCAGTTTTTAACTAGACCTGAATTTGATATTAATCCAGAACTAATTAATGATCCAACTGTAATTGATATACTTAGTAAGAATCCTAATTACAAAGAAATTTACAGAATATTCATTAATATTTTTAGAAAAAAGAAAATCAAAGTTAATTCAACTCTATTTACTGATGCAATGAAAGCTAATTTAATTGATCAAATTGACAAACTTTCAAAAGTTGCAATGGGCGATCAATTATTTGAAAATTATTTTCCTTCATTTAGCGAATTTGTTGGAGATGATAAGGCTCCCGGATATTTTGAAACATATGATGTTGCTGAAAATGAAGAACGTAAAGTAAAAAAGGTTAATCTATTAATATCAAATTTTCAACCAATCCATAAAGGTCATCTTAAAAGTGCAAAATTATTAACTGAAAAAACTGGGTTACCTACTCTATTTGTATGTGTACACCCTGGAAAATCTGGAAAAATGTTTCCATTTAAGAAAGAAACTCTAAACAATTCATTATCTAAATTAGCTGCACATGATAAACAAAATATTGCCGGTCATGTAATGATAAAAGATGGAAATATTGAAACGATCCTAAAAGCAATAAAACCAGGATTTGAACCGCTAAGTATAGCAGCTGAACCCAGTAGAATAAAAGATCTAGCACTACAATTAGAACTTGCAAAAAAGAGATCTAGAAACCTAAATATTAAACGCGATACTAAATTAATTGAATTACCAGTAACAACAGTTGGCGATTCAATCTTAAAGTCAATTAAGGACAGAGATTTTGCAGCATTTAAAGAAGCATCCCCATCTCAAATCCATTCAGAATTCTATAATCTAAATAAAGACTTAATTGAATCACTAAATGAAAGTGTAAATGAGCAAATAACTGATGCAGTTACTGAAATAGTTTCAGGAGTAACATTTTCTACACCAGAACCAATAATCCAAATAGAATCATGAAAAAACTACTTAATTTTTTAGCACTAATTGAATCATATAGACTTAAGTGTATGATTCATCAAGGCTGGGGTAAATTATAATCAATTTATGCCACATAAAAAAAGCTCTAATTATTAGAGCTTTTTTTATGTGGCATGGACAGAGTGTCTATGTAATTGTCTATGTTAAGGTTGTAAATTCGCCCTTAATGAAGTTGATGTGTTGAGCCTTACCGTCATGGTGAATGATTACATGTGATTGGAGCCATCCACTTGGACCTACATTATAGTTAACTCTTAGTTTAGTAGAGGTCCCGACAGCTAGTGCTCCATCCCTACGCCCAGGCGAATGGTAATGACCTACAATAATTTTAGTATTTAATTTACGAAATTGAAGCAAAGATCCACGAGAACCGTTTGAACCTACATCTCCGTGCTGAGCTAATTCCCAACCATTTACTACAAGACTATCACTTCTTCCTAGGGTTTTAAATTTAGGAAATTTTTGATTAATTAGATATGGAATAACCCCATTTGGTGCAACTCCTTTTAATAAAAGGGCGCTGTATTCCATATACTCTAAAGAATTCTTTAAGGTTGACGCTTTTCTCCAATCAGTAGATTTTAACCAACGATCTAAAAAGTCATCATGATTACTTCGGACAATTGATACATTATATTCTTTAAAATCGTCAAGCCCATTTAACATTGCATCAATTTCCTTTCTTAAAGAATTTGAACCGTCTAATTCTCGACGGTATTGCATAAATGGATCATTTATCTCATGATGATTAATTGAGAGTCCATCAAATACGTCATGTAGAATAACATTGTCTGGTTTTAATTTCTTAAATAGATCTAGGGTTTTAGAAATTACTCGTGGATCGTGTTGGCCATAGTGTAAATCTCCTAAAACAGCAACTGCAATTGAATTTACTCGACTAATTTCACTAGTTTCATAGTCTTCATTATATTCAACTCTATTATAAAGGTCAGTAAAATTTCCATCTTCGGTTGCGGTTACTTGTCTGGCAAAAAAGGTATTTACGTCCTTTATTTCAATAACAACAAAACCTAGCGTATGATGAAATTCGCCTTTTTTACCTGATTTTGAGTCAGTATAGTTAGAAACTGTACACGCTCCAGTGGTCATCATCATTTTTGGAAGATTGCCTTCCAATACTGGAATTGTTTCTAGATGTACTCTAGGCGACCCAAACACGCATGAATTAATACCGCTCATTCCTTGTAAACCAGTCATTGGATCAACTGAAGTTGGCTGAATCTTAATATCAGACATGATCCACATGTGTTTATGGACTTCATGACGACCTGCATCTAGATAAGTTTCGATTCTTTCAGCCCAAGTTTCATAATTCTTATCAGAAAATACAGAAGTTGGGTTTTTATATCGACCAGCAATTACATGAATGTCTGCATTAATGTGCTCTGCATACTTTTCAAGATTTGATATAAATTCTTCATGCGCTGGTGTATCATTTTGAGCCCAGGTGATGATAAATCGCTTTTTCTTTTTATTAAACTTACGTTCTCTAGCTTTAATTAATTGCGGAGACTCTTGTATTGAACTTTCGGTTATTCCAAGTTTAGCTAACCACTTTTGTACAGTTCTTTCGGATTTATTAAGAAACTGGCTCAATTCTATCATTCGATTATCCCAACTTATGTCCTTATTCCAATAGATTTCGGACAATGTTGAAATATCCTCTGGTGTTAATTCTTCAAACTTCATTAATACATACAGTTTTATTAATTACTTATATTTAACAATCAGATAAAGTTTTAGCCGGATACTCTGGAAGTTGAGTTAGATCGGCTAATAAATAACTCTATGGAAAAGACGGCTAAAAATATTGATAACTACCGAAAAGGTAAAGAACCTTTAAAAAATGCGGTTATGCAGCATCCAACTGGTAATGATGTATACGATTTTTTACAAAAGAATATTGAGCGTGACTTCTGGGTGACGCCTTTTTCAAAATGGCAAAACTCTCAAAAATATCATAAAAAGTAATGTTTGGACTAGAAGATTTAACCGAACCACAAACTGGATCAGAAAATACAATTTCATATTTTATGCTATCTCTTATGCAGATAGCTGATCAAGCTAAAATTATACACTGGCAAACCGGGTATGATACAGAACACCGTCACTTTGGAATGTTTTACGAAACTTTCATTGAGCAAATGGATACACTAGTAGAGGCAATTGCTGGTAAATACGGTTCACAACACCTTAAATTTGGCGAAGCTGCAATTATGGTATATGACTATGACCTATCTAGACCTGAATTTTTTAATTTAGTTCAAGAAGCTCTTCGTGGAACGTTTTGCGAGATTTTTGAAAAAGAAAAAGACTCTGAATTATATAATTTAGTAGATGAAATTTTAGACTTAACAAACAAAACTCAGTATTTACTGCAACAAAAGTAATATGTTTCTAAACGTAAAACGATTATCAATATTTGAGAAGCTAATTCTTGAAACTGACTTGATTCAAATAGGTTCAGGTATTAATGGCTTAATTGCTAAGATTAAAGATTATACAAATAACAAAGATCAAGGATCTGACCAAAAGATTGATATAACTGCTCAAATTAATCAATTATTAGATTACCTATTTAGTTTAGGTGAAGAAGGCCTTGATGCTAAATTGAGTGAGCCTGACTTTATGAAAGTGTTTGGAGATCCAGAAGTAAAAAAAGCACTAGATCTATATTTTGCCTATTTGGAAACTGAATTAAAAACTTTTCGTGAAGAGTTAACTGCTGCACTTAATGAACCTGAAATTAATGTTCAAAAAGTTGAGAAGATAAGTCAAAAAATGATGACCTTTGCAGCCAGAACTCAGGTAGTTGAAAGAATTTATGCAAAGCAATCTGAGGCTGGCCAATCTGATTTTAGTAATGAAATTAGCGAAAAGGTTAAAAAGATTCAAGAGGAATTACTTAACATCTATTCATTAAAAGTTATGGTACCTGCTAAAAAAACTCAGGAATCATATTCAAAATATCAAGCAGCACAAACAGACGAAGACAAAACTGAGGCAGCTACTGAAATTTTATCAAATATAGAAGCAGCTGATCAAATGTCAGAAGATATGCCAGCTGAAGTTATTTCAGGAATTGAAACAGCAAATACTCAATATAAGAATAAAATTGAGAAAGACTTAGGTAAAGAAACCCTAGCTA